AGGGAGAGATTTTCGGCTGTTTTTGTACTCATGTAGTAAAGAATAGCTTAAATATTGACGGATTTCCGTGATTTTCTCGACTAAACCATGTTTTTAGGGTTATTATTCAAGTATTAACAACAATTTTAGTCCGTGGCTGATTCTGTTCTTCGTAATACAAATGGTCAATTTACATCTGAGCGAGCTTTGCAGGATGGGAGAGTATGTGGAAAAAGACAACCTGATGCAGTGATAGAGGCTAGAAGGCAAAGACTGTACTCAAGGCAGTTGACAGGTAAAACTACCAGACAATTAGTGCATGAGCACTCATCCAGGGAAGGTATTGGGATAGATACAGCTTGGAGTGATTGGAAACAGGTAAAGAAGTGGAACGATGAGGATTGGGAACAGGATAGAGAGAAGATGATTTCACGAGTCCAGGGGATGAGAATGAGGTTGTTTGAACAGGCTGTAAGGAAGGGACAGCTACAAACGGCTGCTCAGATACTAGATTCACTCGGTAAAGTACTAGGGGAGAGTGTAGAGAACATTAATTTAAACACTCCACAACTATCAATTCAAGTAGAAGCTAAGAAAAATAGTTGACACTAGAGTAATATTGTAGTATTATTATATTGTAGTACATTTATCACTTATGCTCTGATTTATCAGTAAGTTCCCTGTCTTTCTATTGTTAGCTTGCGGATTTGAAATCCTGCCCCGTGCCGTGGCTGTGTGTGGGATAGCACGGAAAACAAAAAACAGACAATAAAAAACCCCACGGGGTGCGGTGGGGTGGGGCTGTGTGGGATAGTGTGCGGGCGTGGATTAGTTCAGTTTGTAGCAGATATTGGAATTATTGTAGACTTTCATACATTTAGAAAATGCGTTGTTGTCTACTACGCTAGACAGTACAAATCCAGCGATAAAAATTACCAGAGCAAATCGGACATAGTTTAAATTAGATCTGGTCTCTAATTGGTAGCGATTGCGTGGGTTGTTTGGGTTTGACATTTTACAGTGAAGCAATGGGAACAGATAGAATACAGAATTAGTTATAGATAATTGATAAAGCTTTTGACTTAGCTAATTTAATTTCATTATCTGATAAAGTTATTGATTCAGTTTCAACAATAGCTTTCGCTTTATTGTATTTTCTTTCAATATCAGTAGTGATAAGAATAATAATTCCAATTACAATATTATGTAATTTTTCGGGAACATTATTTTTAATCATTACTTGTTTTGATTTTTCGTTAACAATAAATTTTTTCATTTTCTGTTCCTCTCAAGTTTTAATAATTTCTGATAACAGTTAATTAATAAATCTGTTTGATCTGTGGATCTGTCAGCAACAATTAAAAAATAAGTTACTTTAGATTTACCGCATCTTTGGATTTTACAAAGATGATCATAAAGATTGTCTGTTATACATTCGGGATTCATAAACGATTCAAAAATAATTACATCATTTGGATCTATTGTTGCCGAAGTTATTCCGCCCCACTTACTCGGTGGTAATACTTCCAGATGATAATTAAATAGTTTCTCTGTAACTACTTTGGGTTTGTTTACTTTGTAGACTCTTGCGTTTGTTTTGTCTCTTAATTCTGAAGCTTTTTCAAATGATGTAACTATTGCATTTGGGTATTCTTTTAAAACTTCGTCAACAGAATTATAAGAATACATAAGCGAACCATCATTTTTAATGAAGTCAACAAAGTTTGCTGATTTTACATCATAGATAACATCATTTTTAACAATGCGATCTAGTGTTGTTTCTTTGGTTTGGGTTGTCATAAGAAAAATACTATATAGTACATATCCATATTAACTCATTTTTAATAATAAAACAATACTAGAATAATACTCTAATACCTACCAAAAAACCCTAAAAATTAGCACTTTTTACCCTTTAATCTCATCTTGAGATTTAATAAGATTCTCAAATCCCTTGCTATCACTTAATAATCTCATAAGTAAGAATCCTATAATTTTAAAATTTTAACGTGTATTTGTACCTTAAAGAATTTAAAATCATTAAAATATTACATTAAAAAAGCTAGACTCAATTAAGAATCTAGCCTTAAAATTTAGTTTTAATTTGTACTATCTAGTAAGAGCTAGACATTCTTTCTTAATTAAATCAATTCTTGCGCCGCATTTTCCAGACACTAACGATTCCAAACGAACCCGAGCTCCTTTTATATCGTCTTTTACTGATTGTTCGCAATGTGTTTGCTGATAGTTCAAAGAATTAAATATTTGGTATAAACTAGGAGAATGTTCGAAATTGTTGGTTTCTTTATAAAAATTATTTTTTATGTCAGTCCACTCTTTTGTGAGATCCTTTTCAAATGTTTTTTGTCTATATTCTTTTGTTTCTTTATCCTTAACTTTGCCAACTAATTTATCCGCTAGCATTTGTTGCGCTAATGTTTTAAGTATTTCTAATGACCCCTCTCTGGTGTAATAGTGGCGAGCCATTTCTTTTAATTCATCAATGGAATTTCTTAAATCCTCTCTTTGATGTTTCAAAAATTCGGGCAACTGTTTTGTATATTCATTAATGCCTTTTGAGTGTCTGAAAGATAATTTATTTTGAGCACGATTAACGCGGCCAAGTTGATTGAAACAAAAGAGCCTAAAATCAATAAGTACTAATTTAAATGCGTACTGTCCAGTGTAAGAATTAATTAAACATAATCTTCTTCTAATCGGGTCATTTTTTGTAACTTCTAAATCAGCATCTTTAATGCCACCACTTACAAAAATGCACCCCTTATCATTAAATGTTGTTATATGCTCTAATTGTAGGATATTTTGATTTTCTTCAAAAATTCTACAAATTGGCTCGTTGTCTTGTATTTCATAAGACTTTTTCATAACTGACATTGGAACCCCTGTTACACTGTCAACTATTGCCTGATGATTTTTCAATTCAATTTTTTGGCCGAATGAATTTTCAATAAATGGAACCATTGAAACGGGTGGATTTAATGCCCCTGTTTTTGTAAATGCGTCTCTAATAGAAACATTTTGATCTATTGCGTTACCGCATAAATCCTCATTGCCTAGTCTTTTGAAATTGTTTTTTGCTTTATATCTATCTTCAATTAATAAAGCATTGTTTGAGTCAGCACTATAAGAAGTGTCAACTAGGTTAGGTTGGAAATAGTTCATTTGGGTGTTGAAAAATAACTACAAATACAGTCTAAAATATTACTTTAATAAATTCAAGTATTAATTCATACTATTTATAGAAATTAAAATTTTATCAATTAATCTATCTGCACGATACTGTAGATTTTTTGAAAAATTATTATTATAATTATTTGAAATTTTTTGTAGGATAATTAAAATAAAAAATAAATCTTGAATAGGTATACTGACATGACTACGTTTAAAGAACTTATGAATGGTTGAGGCCATGATGAATGAAAGAATTATGAGTGGTCAATCCATAGATAACCTAGTCAGCTATGAATGTCAAATTCTGAGAATTCTCAGTAATAATTATGAATGAGAATTTTATCTAGTTGCATTATGAATGGAACTAAAGTAATATTATAAGGCACATTAACCACAATGATTATGGCTGTCGATCCATTAGACAACAGTAGTGAAAGGTTTTTAACTTTTACTATTGCTGAAATTAAAATCTTAGTCGGGATGATGACTAAGTTGAAAGAACTTTTCCCTATTGAAGGGCATTATTACATTCATAAAGCCTGTAACATATTACTCACAATATGTAAGCAACAACTATCTACAGAAGATTTAGAAGAATTAAAGGAGAAATACGGACTATGACTAAACATTGTCAAGTTATTGGTAGAGCCTTAGAAAATATGGATAGGTTTGGAGGTAGTTTTGTGCAATCTTTTGCTATCTGCTATAGAAAAGCCGATCCAGATAATCAAACTATTCTCTATAACGCTTTTGAACATCTTTTCTTTAAATATTCCAGATTTAAAGATGACTAAAGAAGAAGCTGAAAACTTCATCTATAAATGTCTGGTAGATAACGAATCCAAAAAAGATCCAAAAGAAAAATTAACTCGTTTGGATATATGTGATATATTGCACACTGATTTTGAGATTCCTAAGTCTACGGCATATAGATATTACAAAGATTCCTTTAATCTATATAAATGGGAACAGGCTAAACCCGATCCAGATAAAAAGATTAAAGACAATAAAGATACCATTTTAGATAATGTGTTAGATACTGCGGAAGCTGCACTAGCTGACGGAGATAATTTAGCGTATTACAAGGGTATCGAACTATATTCAAAATTACTTACGAGGTTTAAAAAAGTATGACTGATTCTTTCTTACACAACCATCAATCTGCACTGGACAACCAGCGTGAAGATGATGCGATCCAATATCTACAGGATTGTGGGGTTTACCCCGATCCTGATGATAAATTTTATCCTATGGAGACTGACTATGAGTAACAATTATTCTATTGAAGTGGAATATCAACCACATTCCGCACTCAAATACACAACTATAAAATCCCATCTTTTGACAGATGAGGAAATTCATCTACTGTGGAAAATAGTAGGTAGGATAGCAGACGATCCAAAGAATGGTATTTTGCCCTCGCAAGATGCTGAAGTTTTTGTGGGGTTTATAGAATGATTAAAAAAGTTTTAGTAACTCTCTTAGTTACAGTGGACACTGAAGATGAAGAAATTTGTCCTACTGGCGATCCACTATCTGAAAATGTTGTTATCAACGTGTTAGATGACGGATTCTTCTCTGATCCTGTAGAGGAAATAATTACCTCGCATATATCTGATTACGTTGACCATACAAAACGTGTTCAAATGAGAATAGAGGACTTGTACCATGACTAACGATCCAAAAACAAATAAATATTATGTAGTAGTTGCTAGAGAAGAGTACAAAGAAGAAGATGTTTTCTATTATCACGGTAAATACTCTACTGATGAATTAGAGAAAATGGCTACTGAAGAAGTTAGAGAAAATACAACTATAGAATATGAGGACATAGAAGATTGCTATGTCCATATAGATTTTATTTTTGAATCTGACTCCTCTATAAAATGGGTATGTACTTAAACAACCGCTAATTCTTTTAGATTTTTGTGGTAACGATCCACTCTATCTAAAAATATACTTTCTGATCCTCGCAATTCCAAATTGTTGAGGATTTTTATTTGGGGTTTACCACTTCTACGGGCTACTACAACTGCTCCATATTTAGGCTTGATTCCTGTGAGATGCTGTAGACCTAGACTGTACGCTCCAAGTTGATGGCAGAATTGTTCTATCATGTCATCTGACCTGACTTCTTTTGCTGTTTTCCAATCCACTATGAATGGCCCGTCACCATCAATGTCCAATAGGGCATCTGCTGTACCAGCAAATCCGTAGCCTGGTTTGTACACGGAGAACTCAACTGCATGAATGGCCGTTACACGATCCAGTATGAATGATCGTAAACCTCTTGC